AGTTAGGGTCTAAAGTACATTCATAACAATCAGGGTAATTAATTAAACTCAACCTTCTTAGAGTGGTTATTTGTATAGATCTTGCAAATTGTGCTATCCTATTTGAAATACCTTCAAACGGTCTCCATTTAAATGGCCAACCAAGATAGAAACTATATAAAGCCTCACTCAAGTCGAATAAGAATTCAACAATAAAATCAATTGCAAACTGAGTAACAACCAAATATATCCTCTCTAAGAAATTTAATATGATTATTATAAGAAACTTAAACTTATGGTTTCTAACCGCATCTGTAATTGGAAAGTACTCATTATTATTCGCACAATCTTCTTCGATAGAAGGTTGTATTTCTTTAATTCCAATGAAAGATTCATTTCTATCTTTCACAAAGAACGGAAATGTCCTTTCTCCCCAAGATTTATTGTGGTATTGATTAATGAATGAGGAAACTGTATAAATCCTATTATATCTAAATGAATAAAAATAATCGTTTGAGAATCCATCGGCATTATTAACACCACCTATATCATCAAGTGCCTCAGTCGGATAATCATCAATTTTATCTGAAAATGCATATGATTTTGGATTGATATTAGTACCTAACTGATATTCTTTAATTTGTGGTACCAAATATTTACCCCTGTACTGTTTCTTTTGACCATTATCATTTTGTAATGATAATCTGAATCGATAAGTGGATCTTGTTGCAATACCTTTATTACGGTCTTTTGTTGTTACGGTCTCACCAAATTCATTAGTGATGACATATCTCATATTCATTGGTACCCTAAAAAAGAAGTTACCATTTTCATCTATTTCGGAGTCTAATTGTACCGCTTCAAGATGTGGTCTACGATAATTTAAAGTCCCATCCACATTTTTATCATACTCACCAGTAAATCGTATCGCTTCGATATTACCCTCACCAGTTATAAGTGAACATTTTTCACCCATTTGGTTGTCAACATTACACTTAACCCTTATAGAGTCTTTACCACCATCAGTAAATGAACCACCCATCATAATGGAATATGGTTCAATACGGATTCCTTGTTCTTTTAAATCAAAATCAGTTCTTGTAATACCAATCTCACATAAATCTTCATTACCCCAAAAAGGATAAATTTCAATGGTTTTTTCAAATGTTGTAATCTGTGGTAACCCCGCAAGGTTATTGGATTTCATGAAGGTATATCCGTTTTCAAATTTTTGTTCAGATACTCCCTCGTATATGAAATCGTAAGGGACAAGTGATTGACATCCCATATCGGACATGTCAACATCCACATGGATTACTTGTTGACCGACAGGAACACCCCATATCATGAAATCACCCGAATCGTTTGTCTTTACCGTGTATTTGTAATATTTGTCATAAACCTCCAACACTTCTTCTCTCCCCAAGATATCTTCTTGATCGGGAAATGTACCTGTAGGTGTATGTCCCGTGTGTTGTTTTCTCGATGGTAGTAAATTATACTTATATCCATCGTCATTTGTTTCGGATGTTGAAGTATACGGATACAATGCACTTATAATCGGGTCATCACTATCCTCATCACTTAGTGGTATAAAGATTGAAACCCTTGCATTTGCAACACCATAACCATCATTAACAGAAATACGTCCCGCAACAACACCATAGTCCGCACAAAGCGAAGCGTAAACATCTTGTTGTGTAAATTTCAGAGAAAGGATTTCTAAAAGATCATAGTCCTGTTTTAATTCAACAGTCAATTTTTGATCCTGACCTATCTCGGTTAGTATTCTGTGTTTTTGTATCATATAATATAAATAGATTACAACCTATTTTCCCATTATAATAATAATACACAAAAAGTTAATTAAAATGTAGTGGAAGAGAGAGTTTTTATTCTTACTTTAATATCTTTCTTAGGGAACCTAATTTGAAAAATTTGGTTATTTTTCATGTAGATGGTTGAATCTGATTGTTGTATCTCCTTAGTTGCTTCACTAACATACCCCTGAGATACTTCTGCCATTGAATATTCACCTTCTGTTTTACCGAAGACTCTAAGGTCAACAACATTAACAACACCCACAACATCCCCAACGGTCTTCTTTAATTCACCAACAAATAATGGATCACCCATCTTTCTACCTTCAATTGTGAAGTAGTTTGTTGCCGATTCTATTACGTCTTTTAAAACATCAGTTTGTGTTGTGTTTTTATCAATAACTAAATCAATTTCTAAACCTAAATCTATTACTTCACCACTAACAATATCCAAATAATCATTTATCATTCTATAGTTAGATAAATAATTTAAGATATTATTCTTTAATGTTGTTGAGACTGTGTCAGTTAAACTACCATCACTATTATATGAAAGTAATTTAATTCTGATTTTGTTATCTTCCTCCATCACATTAACCTTTGCAGGTGCTCCGTATGTTGATGGCATTGTTTCTATTAATGACTTATAATCGTTAAGTGTAACCGCTCTATTTTGTGCTGAAAAGTTATATCCAACCATATTTCTAATTTCTTCAATTGTTGGTTGATCAGCTCCACCAACAGCGGGAGTTACATTAGTAACCCTCAATGATTGTACTACTTGATTATTTACATTGGTCAACGGACCGCTTACATTAAATTCCACATTATCTACACTTGTAATGACATTGACACCTAAATTCGTGTCTTTACCACCTCCAATTCTGTATTTTATGAAAACCGTACTGTTTGCTCTTGGTGTTGCACCTAACGATAAGTTATTTAAATAAGACCCAAGACCAACCTTTAGAGACCCGTCGTTGAACGAATCTAAGTTATCTAACGGATCTACTGTTCCTGAACCAAAAGTCACTGACATGTAACCTTCTGGTGTATATTCACTAATGAATTTATTTGTAACCCTTTTATTATCACCAGCAATGAAATTCTTTTTGTCAGATGCCGATGTTGGGTTTGGTATGAAAACTTTATCTTCCATTAAAGATTTCACCTCATACCACTTATTTGATGAGTTTGAAAATTCTGAAGATGATGGATTAGATGTAAAGTTTGTACCTTCTTTATGTATTACTGATACCACACCTAAAATATTTTGTTCAGGTAAGTATAGTTTTAAAAATGGTTTTTGATCTTGTGTTGTAATTACTCTTCTATAAACTCTTGATACTCCATTTACCACCGCTTCACGTTTGGTTATGGTATATGATATTAATTTATTATTACTATCAAAATTAGGTATCTTTAATCTGTTTGGTTCACCTTTATTATTAAATGGGTTTGCAAAGTCAATATCTTCAATAGTTTCAAATGTTTGACCTCCACCCGAAACTTGAGCTCCTGATCTTACAATACCTAAGTATCTCTCATCCTCTTTGTCACCTCTTACAGGTACATTGATTGATAAGTCACATAATGACACTGATGGTCGATTACCTGGTATTCTCATACCATATGTTTTTGCAATGTGAAACAAAGATTTCCTTTGTTGTGCGAAATCCAACATAGTTTCTTGCCATACTCTATCAATATGATAATGAAGGTTATCCCCGATAGCCGCGTTCAAATCCAATAACACCGAAAATATCGATGCGTCGTTTGTGTTCTGAACTAACTCAGGGTAGTACTCTTTACTTAGATTGACAAGTTCTTCTCTTAACCCTGCAAAATCTCTTGTTGAATATGATATTTTCTTCGCCATTTTATAAATTAATTATAACAAAATCTGATGAACTAAACGCACCATTATTAACCGTGTAGTCTATTTTAACTTTCGCCGTGTATGGTTTCGTTGATGAGTCCCCTAACCTAAATAACCTTTCGTCTGTTTCTTCGTCAACAGTAGTTACAGGATCAGTATCGTCTTCAGCAGATTGAACCTTTATTGAATTGATATCTAAGTTTGGTAGATATGTCTTACACCCCTCACGAATTTCCTCCTCAATTAAATTAAAAGTCACAATGTCGTTCTGATCAAATATATATTCATATATTCTCGTACCGAATTCTGGTAAGTAGTATCTACTTCCTTTCTTTGTCAAAATGAGATGTATAAGGTTAGCCCTTACCTCCTTTTCAGGTGAAGTGGTTAACTTTAAATAATCTCCTGTTGTACTTTCTCTAAAAGGAAAGTC